CAGAAAGGAACTGTCCGGCCTGCATAATTTCACTCATGCCCTCTTCTATTTCTGCCAAACCCTCTTTTAACTTCTTGGCATCACTTTCAGAGGTAAATACTTTTTTTAGGCCATTTGAAACTTTATTAAAAGAGGTTTCCATTTGGTCAGCTTCACGGCGAACATTGGCTATTTCATCCTTGATGGCCTTCAACTGATCCGGTGACTTGCGAAGCACATCAAACTGTTCTTTGGTAATACCGAATGAATTATCAGAGGAATATTCCCCTCTTTCAAGAAAAGACAAGAATTTTTCCGCTTCATCCGCAATGGCACGAATAGAGGTGATATTCTTTTTACTCATATCATCAAACAGCCGGGTGATAATGGAGGTACTCTTTTGGGCTTCATTATCCACGTCTGCCAGTTCCTTTTTCATACCTTCTGCAAGGGAAAGCCGTTCCCATTTCGTTGTGGCCTTTGCTATCTTCTCATTATAAAGCTCCGTGATAGCCTGGCGCTTTTCCAGATATGAACCATATTCTTTCAGGTATTCGTTCATGGCACGTTTCTCTTCCTCCAGTTGTTCCTTATTCACATTGGAGGTCGATCGCTCCCGTTTGACGTATGAGTTCACCAAGGCTGTACGAATCTCCACGGTCTGTTCCTTAGTCAGTTTGCCGCCTTGAGCGTCTTTCCACTCTTTTTCCTTGGTAAGTATGGCGGCGATCTCATTGTCATAGTCTAGGTTTATCTGGGCGATCTTCTTTGCGGAGCCTTCTTTCATCAGGTCGATCTCGGATTGCTGGTTCTGCCGGCGGAGGGATAGGAGTTCGTCTTGAAGCTTTTTTCGCTTTTCTAGTTCCTTTTTATCAATAGGTGTAGCTATTTTCGCCTTTTCCTCCTCTTGTTGGCTACTAGCTAACGCCTCCGCCTTCGTACGAGCCTTCAATCCTTGTACGACTATCTCAACCGCTTTATCATGCTCAATCTTCAACTGCTCGTTCCGTTTTCGTAAACGACGTAACTCAAATGCCTCCGAAAAGCTGGTATCAATCCAACTTTTCTTGTCTAGCTGGGAGATTCGATGGTTATTTTTTGCAATTTCATCCTCTATGGAGTTTACGGTAGCGCGCTGTTGGGCCATGGTTCGCTCATCTATCGATTTAGAAAGCATCTTATTAGCCTCCGTCATATCCATCAACATGAACTTTTGCAAGGATAGATTTTTCAGTTCATCCGGATAGAGGGCTTGTAATTTCTCGTATGCCTCCACTTTCTGTAACATGGACTTGTTATCGTCGCGCAAAGCATTCAATAGTTCATCCGTTTGAGATCTCATGCCTTCTATCCAGTCCTTCATCTCTGCGACCCTCTTGTTATGGGAATCCAACGCCTTCTCTGATGCCGTCGCCTGTGTCGCGAGCTTGAAGATCGCATACCCAAGGGCCGTAACACCCGCCACGGCCAAGACATACGGATTCGCAAGGGCAGCTTTTCCGGCGGCCAACATTGCGACAGCCTGTTTTTTCAAAGCACCTGTAAGCAGCGCGGTTGCGGTCGTATGCTGAATCGTCGCCAGTCTGCTCAAAGCTGATGTCTTGATATAAGATCGTTGCGCCACTTGAACCAACAAAATAGCTGTTTTATAAGAAAGAAACGCTCCCGCCGCATTTTTCACCAATGCCTCAACCCTCGATATCGTCCCCTCGATATCATTGTTCTCAAAAGCCTCATTAAACGCCTTGGCGATATCTGACACCTCTTTCAATATCCTCTCTCCCATTGGGCGCAAATAAGCCTGTACATTATTCGCCAACAACGTGAGCTGATTATCGGCGGCGTCAGCCATCTTCTCAAACGCAGCCTCTGTCGCACCCAAGGAGCCCTGCAACTCTCCCAAATCATTTGCTGCCGCCTTTGCATTCTTTCCAGTCAAAGCCAGTGTAGCGGCCAGGCCTTCATCCGTGCCAAGCATTTCCTTCATCTTGGAAGCGGAACCACCAGCCTTCTCATAAATCAATTGTAATGCCTCTTGGAAAGTACGACCTTGGAAAGCGGCGTCTCCAAGTTCTCCGGCGGTTCCTTGGATAGCGGCACGGATCTGTGTCATAGCCTGCGCCGTCGGCGTTCCTTGCTTGGTCAATGAAGCGACAGCACCCAACACTTGGTCGATACTAATCCCATACGCAGCCGCAATAGGAGCAACTTGGGCTATGGAGGCTCCCAATTCGCCAAATGTAGTCTTACCCAACCGGACGGTTGTAAAAAGCTGGTCCGAGACCGTACCGGCTTCCTCCGCAGACATCTTATAAGCATTCAGGATCGTTGTAATGGCATCAGCTGCCGTCTCGGTTTCCGTAAGCCCTCCCACGGCAGCTTTAGCCGAAACTTCTAGGATCTTCATGCCATCCGCCCCGTCATGTCCGGCGGAAACAATGCTATATAACGCCTTGGCGGCCTCCGGAGCCTTGATCGGTATCTCTTGGGTTATGGACATGACCTGATTCATGAAACCGGTCATATCATCCGTTACTTGAGTGGAAATGGTCGCCACTTCCAGCATGTTCTTGCGAAATTCCTTCTCAAACTCATACGAGCTCTTGGCCGCTTGCGCAAACGCCGTCGCCGCACTGATACCGATACCGCCAAATATATCAAAAGAGGTGATATCGCTTGCCAGAGTCTTGATAATTCCCATAGCCTCGCGTTTTCCTTCGTACAAGCCGGAGTTGTCGATCCCGGTAGCCATGTACAGACTGCCCTCTCTATTTCTGATTCCCATAATGCGTTTATGGTAAAATATAGGATAGCCTTTCATGTGAGACTGTCAACCGTTAAAAATTCACTTATAAGTTATCTTTTTCGACATTTTCTTTTGCCTTGTCGCTTTTTCTTCGTTCTTTTGTAAAAAGAAAAAAATTCATCGTGGAACTTGAGATTGTCAAAATAAAGCAACTGTCAGGAAAGAAGACTCAAATATATTCTGTCATTCTCAATCAAGAGGATCAGAGCGTTTTTGAACAATTTCTTCAGAACAACTATTCTGAATACCCAACCGAAATAGAAGATATCGTATCTAAATTGAAAATTATGGCTACAAAAACTGGGGCAGCCGAACATTTTTTCAAGCTAAACGAAGGGAAACCCGGTGATGGTGTCTGCGCCCTATTTGATAGTCCTGATAAAAAATTAAGAATCTATTGTATTCGATTTGCTAACGTTGCTATCGTTGTTGGAGGTGGAGGATACAAACCCAAAAACATTAGAGCTTATCAAGAAAGTTCTTCCTTAAAAAAAGAAGCTGAAACAGTGGTTCGAATATCCAGAATCATATCAGAAGCCATCAAAAACAAGGATATACATCTCGATGATAACGGTTTTTTCTTAGGTAATTTAAAATTGAAGGAGGAATAAATATGAACAATACATCTATTTTGGATACAGTACTTGGCAATATAGACACGAAAAGAGCCAAGAACATGGAAAGACGTATGATGCTTGCCGTAAAAATAGCAGAAGGTATCAAAAGGAAAGGTCTATCCCAAAAGGAATTTGCCGAGAAAATGTGTAAACGTCCCTCTGAGATATCCAAATGGTTAAGAGGTGACCACAACTTTACAACCAGCACTCTTTTTGATATTGAAGATGTTTTGAATATCCATCTTATAGATATCAACGAATATTCTCATGCAGCTTGTCCGGCCTCGATATAATAAAAAAATGAATGGAACACCCCCTGCGGGAGTAACAATGATTAATGCACACGGTATCCTCCTTTTCGTAGGAGGGAAGGAATATTATCTATCGTATGACAGATACCCTTGGTTCAGAAATGCAAAAGTATCGGATGTATTGGACGTGACCATACCGGACGAGGATTCGTTGCGTTGGGACGCAATTGATGTGGATCTTGAGATTGACAGCATAATCCATCCGGAGCGTTACCCAATTACTTTTCGCTAGAAGACACCGCTCTGGTTATCGAGCAGACACTCTGAAGATCTTGACACATTTACAGAGAACAAAAACCGACCAGCCTCACGGTTCGTCGGTTTTTTTACAACCAAAATCACTATGACAAACGTTCTCTACGCAAAGTAATATATATCATACCGGGCTCATTCTTCGAACCCTTTTCTTTTTTCCCGTATCGAAATCGATTACCTCGACCCACTCGCCATGATTATCCCCGGATTCATCATCGTCCACGAGCAGTGATTTGTTCCGGTCGTTCACCAAGTAACCATGTTCCCGTAGCATGGACATGACAAGCGCCAGATCGCTGTCCAATGTCCGCTCATGCGTATACCCGAACGCCTCGTTACATAGTACAAGGAACATGAAGCTACTTTGCGTCACCGGCTCCGACCTACCCAAGTCTCGTTGTTTTCTTGAAGGGCTATTATCTCCTCTTCGCTTAACGGGCTCACAGCTTCCAATGCTATGATAGTACGAGAAAAAGGGTTACAACCCAGACGAAAGAGAATAGCGTTCAAAAGGATATACAGGTCTTCCCATGTACAATTATCCTTCAATACCTCCCGGAACCAAGCGGGCATGTCCCCTTTCTTGTTATGGATACCCAAACATACGATCTCAAAGATCAACTCGTCATATTTCGCCATCAACTCCGACAGTACACTATCAAACGTAACATCCTTATGAGCCACGATAGCATCCTTGTCCGCCTTGTCAATCCGCAAGAGTAACGGCCGTATCCTAAACCCGGTCCTTACCGTGATCGGGGTGATAACGATACTATCACCAACGTTCTTACCCGCCGGGATCGTCTCCGGCTTGAACTCGAAAGGAATCACGACTGACCGACTTGTCACCACGTCGCTCTCAATCTGTAGTGCTCGCTTTACGCTCAT